AAATAACACAATTAATTGTTAGTTAACACATTTTATTGTATATTGCTTATCGAACCCAAAAATTACACACGATGAAACGATTTGAGAACCCCATAAAAACTGAAATTCAATACGATTTTAAAGAGGGGAGTGATATTGCTATTGTTGGAGAAACGGAAAAAGCCTATTTAGTAGTTATAACAACTACTGTTAGAAGAGGCACAAGTAAAATTAACGACTATAAAGAACGTGAACAATGGATTCCTAAAAGCGTTTGGGATAACGATAAAAATTTTGAAACCTATAATTATATGGGTGGAGATTTAGAAGTAACAACATTTAAGCCGCCTTATTTTTTAAGATAATGAAACAACTATTTACAATATGTATATTACTGGGTACAATCGTAAGTTGTACCCCCGACGAATCGGACATTTGCGAATGTACCGTTACCCGCGAAACCTTTATGAAAACCGACGCCGGTTGGCAATTAATTAATACCAGGGTCGACCAAAAAGACCCGGATTTATGCAACCCGTTTTCGGACGACGCGATCAACGGTACGCAAAGGGTAGTTATTACCGAGGCTTTAAATTGCGATTAATGAATTACGACGACTGGAAATTACAGACCCCGCCCGAACAACCCGAATACAATTGTAGGTATTGCGGGGAACCGAACGAAACCGACGGTTATTGTTCGCCACAATGCAAACGCGCCGACTACAACGAAAATTAAACCCAAAAACTTTAACTCTAAATATTTATACAATGAAAACAAACGAATTAATTATGACAATTGGGCGTTTGGCTTACCAGGTCGAAACCTTAAAAGCCAAAATCGAAAAACTCGAATCAAGCGAACAGCAAATGACCCGCTGGTGGTTGCAAGAAAAACAGAAACGCGAGGACCTGGAAAAGCAATTGGCCGACATTAAGGAAACACAAGCCGCCTAAAGCAATGGGCCGAAACACCGATACGCATTTGGAAGTTAAAACGATCATTGCCGTTGTACTGTTTATCATAATGGCGATAGTCCACGCCAACGCCCAAACAGGGATCCGTTTGTCCGGGTCCCTGGACGGTCGGTTGTTGGTCCTGGGGGACGACCGAGGCAACGACCCCGGAACCATAGACGGAACCTTTAAAATACATTTTGAGGAATTCGAAAACCGTTTGGGGTTTTGGACCGTTGGTTTAAAGTACCAAAACGCCGGGTTAAGTAGCGGCCGACTACAACGGTACGGGATCGAGGCCGGCCACGCCTTTAACGTCGGTCCTCTGCGAGCAACGCCTTTATTTGGGTACGGGGTATTGATCCGCGACCGTTCGTCGTTTCAATCGTTTGAATTCGCCGCGGATATTGAATACATTTTAACCGATCATTGGTCATTGCTAATGGCCGCAACCCTGACCCAGCGGTCCGAATACGGAATTTGGCGCGAAAACGTCGGGTTCGGAATCAAATATTTAATTAAATCTTATAGCCGGGAATAATCATTAGGGGATTACGGGCGGATAAACCGCCCCCCGGTTTTTTGTTAACCCCTAAACCCTAAGAGAATGAAAAAAGGAAATAGTAAATTACTAATAAGAAACCTGAGAAAAATGAAAACATTAAGCGAACATTTATTAGCGTTTTTAGAGTGGTATGATTCTAATGTGTGTCAAAACGATTGCAGAAGTAGAGAAGAGTTAGTTAAAGATTTTTTAAAAAGCAATGGAACGAAAGAAAAAATAACCCCTAAACCCTAATATTTAGCCGTTTACTCAATTTTTTGTATTTTAGGGCAAATGAAAGAAACCAAAATACAAATAACGATTCGGGGGCGACAATCAGAAGTCAATATAAATGGCCGTAACAAACCGTACAAATTCGCGTTTTTACGTCGAATGACAATCAACGACCTATTGTTGGACCACCCGTCAAAATTATGACCGCACAACCCCAGGTGCGGTTTTTTTTATGGGTTGTTTAGATCAGATCAGTAAAAACGATTCGAAGTACCGGCAATTCGCCCGGCAATTATGCGGATGCGATTCATTGGCCGACGACCTGGTAAATGAAATGTATTTGCGGGTCCATAAGTACGAACAGGTAAACGATTTTTTTGTGTTTATCACGATCCGAAACCTATTTTACAATTACGCAAAGCAAAGCAAAAAACGGGTCCCAGTTGACAATTTGTCTTACATTCCTTGTTATAGTCGTAAATTTGAACCCGACGACCAGCAACAAAAGTTTTTAAAACGGTTCCGGGAAAATACCACCTGGGTACAACGGGAATTGATCGCGGAAAGTTTCGACCGATCGTTACGGCAAATTGAGGCGACCTACAAATTAATAAATTACGCATACGCACACCGGGAATTGACAAAGGCCAGGAAAGCAATATTAGGGGAAAAATTCCCCGACAAATACGAAAATTCACGACGTAAAAATTAAATTATGGAATCATTACTAAAAAACACCCGAAAAGAATTGGACGAAATCGCAAAATCATTTGGTTTAAAACCCAGTAGTTACGCGAACAAAACGGAAATTGCAAAGGCGATATTTGAGGCCCAAAACACCCCTGCCGAACCGGAACCAAAATCAAAATTGCCTTACTACAAAGCCAAACACATTAACAAAAGACCAATAAATTAAAATGGACGTAAAAAAATTAGCACGTAAAAAGCGGTCGGAATTAGAACAAATGGCCGTAAACGTCGGGTTGTTTCCTGAAAAATACAGCAACAAAAAGGAGTTGGCCGCGGCGATCCTGGAAACACAAAACAAAATGCAATCGGGCTTACAGTCCGCAAAGATCGACGGGGTTAAAAAACCCAGTAAAAAGGACGTCAAGTCAATGGCCAAAAAGACAAAAAGTTTAGGAGCCGGCGACGTTATCGAATCGGTCGCAAAGGCCACCGGGATAAAACGTTTTGTTGAATGGGCCAACAACGGCGACGACTGTGGTTGCGACGAACGAAAAAAAAAGGCCAACGAAAAATTACCGATCCGGTTTAAAGTGGTCGAATGTTTTACACAATCGGAATTTGAACGATACGGGGAATTTATCAAGACCCGCGGATTAACTATTGAGCGGCCCGAAATAAAATTCATTTGCCAGTTGTACGCCAAAACATTTCAACGCCCGTATTGGGAACCCTGTTCGACCTGTTCGCCTAAACCCCTAATACAAATGATCGAAAAATTAGATACGGTATTCGAGGTTTACAAACGAGACAACCGAGGGGCGAAAACAAATAAATTATGATTTTCAAACCGTATATGCCACTGGAATACACACCGAGTAAATCTCGACGGCAAAAATGCGAAAAGGGTTTACACCAATACAAACGCGGCGACGTGGAATCAGGCCGGGACGGTAAAATGATCGCGTACAGCGTCCTAACCTGTATTCATTGTGGTACAACCAAACGCGCGTAATTGTTTAAAAACAAATACTATATTTCGGTTATAGGCAATAAGGCCGACGGCTGGAAATGGGCGATAAGGGAAAACGCGTTAATCGTTAACGTTTCCAAACAGGTATTCGAATCGATCGACGCGGCAAAACAGGATGCCGCCCGGATTATTGACAAATGGCACGAATGACAGCAAAACAAAGCGCAACCAATGTTTTAAACCACCTTTGCAAAAACGGGGTCCATTTGGATTTTGACGACGAAACCCAGGTTTACAATAATAAAACCGCGTCGGCAATATGCGGGTGCGTATTATGCGGTACGGTTTGGGTCGAAACGGTTTACACATTGGAAAACGGCAGGAAAACGGCGTAAAACGATTATTTTTAGAAAATGGAACAGGACCACCAAAAAGAAAAGAAACACCCGGAAAAGGTCGCCAAATTGATCGAGGCGGGCAAAAGTACCCGTTTCCCGAATAACGACCCGACAAAAGGCGGCCGGAACCCGTCGGTAAGGAAACAAATAAGGCAATTGCTAAACGCCAACGGTCATTTTGTTATACCGCGCGACCTGGTGGTTAACGAAGCCCCGGACGAATTAACAATCGAGTTACCGACCGAATTAGCGATCGCCCAAAGGTTATTGGATTTGGCGGCGCGGGGCGGAGCAAAAACCGCATTGGACGCGATAAAGGTAATTTTGGATCAGATAGACGGCAAACCAACCCAGGAAATACAAGGCAATATGAATTTCAATGGGTTTAAGTTGTCCCAGTTAATAGAATTCGTTGATAACGACGACTAAAACAAAACTAAACAGTAGATACCGCCCGTTGTTTTCGGCGGACAGTCGGTATTTTATTATTATCGGTGGCCGGGGTTCGGGAAAATCTTTTGCGGTTTCATTTTTCCCAACCTTATTAACTTTTGAGGCCGGCCACCGTATTTTATTCACACGTCAAACAATGACGTCCGCGCATTTATCAATAATACCGGAAGTTGAAGAGAAAATCGATTTGTTGGGGGCGGGCGGGTTGTTTCATTCTACAAAACGCGAAGTCATAAACAGGGCGACAGATAGCGCGATCATATTTCGGGGTATTAAGTCGTCAAGCGGGGACCAAACCGCAAATTTGAAATCGTTAAAGGGCGTTACAACCTGGATCGTTGACGAGGCTGAAGAGTTAACCGACGAAACCAAATTCGATACGATCGATTTATCAGTTAGGCAAAAGGGACCCCAAAACCGCGTTATCCTGGTATTGAACCCAGCGACAAAGGAACATTGGATTTATAAACGTTTTTACGAGGCGGCCGGGGTCCCGGATATGTTTAACGGGACGGTCGGCGACGTTACGTATATCCATACGACCTATTTAGACAACCGCGAAAATTTAGACAGGAATTACGTTAAGCGGTTGGACGAAATGAAAACGACCAACCCCAGCAAATACCAACACCGTATTTTAGGGACCTGGAAAGATAAGGCCGACGGGGTAGTTTTCAACAACTGGAAATTCGGACCGTTTAACCCCCAGGGGTTGCCGGTAATTTTCGGCCAGGATTACGGGTACAACCCGGACCCCACAACCTTAATCGAGGTTGCAATAAGCGTTAAGAAAAAACGTATTTGGGTAAAAGAACATTTATACAAAACGGGGTTGTCGACGTCCCAAATTGGAACGATCAATAAAGAGGTGGCCGGCAATAATTTAATCGTTGGCGATTCGGCCGAACCCCGATTAATTGCCGAATTAGAATCAACCCACCGGAATAACATTATAGAATCGATAAAGGGTCAGGGATCTGTTAACCTGGGTATTACTCAATTACTGGATTTTGAAATAATTGTCGACCCGGATTCGGCCAACGTCGCAAAGGAATTAAACAACTTTGTTTATGCGGATAAGAAAACGGCGTTAACTATTGACGACTACAACCATACGATCGACCCGTTGCGCTATGTGTTGACGTATTATTTAGGCGGGCGACAAACGGTTGAAATTCGATAATAACAAAAACGGGGAAAAATTGTTTTATTAGTATGGACGTAAAGGTAAATTTACCAACCAATTTAGGCGGCATTACCGTTGGCCAATATCAAAAATACAGTAAGTTGTTAGCCGAACGCGACAAATTGAGCGAACGAAAATTCGCCGACCGTTTGGTTTCGATTATTACGGATATACCCCCGCGACGCGTTAAAGATTTGGCCGCCGACAGCTATGAAACGGTAATAAATCAGTTTTCCGAGGCGATCCAAACCCCAGCGGAATTTACCCCGACGTTTAAGTTAAACGGCCAGGAATTCGGGTTTATACCTAATTTCGACAACATATCAATGGGGGAATTTGCCGACCTAAACACATACGAGGCCGACGACGTTTCGTCGTATCACAAATTAATGGCGATTTTATTTCGCCCGATCAAAAACAAAGATTACACCGGGAAAACATACGAAATTGAACCGTATAAAGGAACCGATAAATACGCCGAATTAATGAGGTCCGCCCCGTTTTCGGCCCTGGACGGCGCGTTGGTTTTTTTTTGTCAGATAATGAACGAATTAAAGGCGAATACCCTGAAGTATTCGGCCCAACAAATGACGGCGGAAATTTGGAGTCAGGCGAACGACCGGTTGCCGCCGGAAATAGTGGATATTTTGAAAAATGGGGTTACTATGCCGCGTTAATAAAATGCGCGAATTACAATTTGTTGGACCTGGAAAAGGCCGAACAACAAAACGTGCATAGGGCGTTGACGTTTTTAGCACACGACAACGACTATAAAAAGGAAATGGACAGGCAATACAGCCAACAGGCGGGTAAAAATACGTTGCAATTATGACAAACAATTTAGGGTTAAACCATTACAGCGAATTAATACGGTTAATTAATACGTTGGCCGGCCAGGATCAAACGGTTAAGACAGTCGTTATGGATGAAAATATCGACGACGAACATTCGACCCTGTACCCGTTATTGGATATTGCAATTGACGCCGGGCGGTTTACAGACGGTAAAACAATTGTATTGACCGTTGCGTTAACGTGCGTTGACCTTATCGACCACAACCCCGAACCAAACGACGACAGGTTGTATAAAAACAACGATTTAGTCGACGTCTACAACGCGACGTTGGCCGTATTGAATGGTATTTACTGGAAATTGTTAAAGGATGTTGCCGAATTGGAAATTACCGCCCAACCTAACCAGGGGTTCCAAAAAGTAGAACACGCCGGGAAAAACGACGTTTTCGGTTGGCAATTGACGTTTGACATTGAGTTACCAAACACAACAATAAAATTATGTGAATGACCCCCAGCGAAAAAAAAGAAGTAGCCCGCACGTTAAATGAATTCGGCACCCAGCTAAGAAATCGGGCGGTTCGGAATTTAAAACGTAAAGGAATGAACGCCAGCGGTAATTTGTCGCGGTCGATCGATCCGAAATTCCGGGTTATGCCAAATTCGTTTGAATTCGAAATGGATATGGCCGTTTACGGGTTGTTTCAGGACGCCGGGGTTGAGGGTACAGGCGGGCCGCGATTATACAAGAACGGCAAAAAAACAAAACCTGGGACCAAATGGAAAAAAAAGCGGGTTGATAAAAAGTATTTTCAATTCAAATTCCGAAACAAAAAATATAGAATACCGCCGGCCGCCGTTGACGTTTGGCGATTACAAAAAAAGATCGTACCGCGAAACACCCGCGGCCAATTCGCCCCGCGTCGGTCCGGTAATTATGCAATTGCCCGCGCGATATACGCCCAGGGTTTAGAGGCCAAAGGTTTTTTTACCCAGCCATACGAACGGTTATTCGATAAATTGCCGGAAAATTTAACCCAGGCGTTCGCCCTGGACGTTGTGCGGTTTTTAGAAACAGGAATACAAAACGCCGAAAAATAAAATTATGATCCGTTTAAATTCGCCTTATTACGTTACAATTCCCTGGGTTTCGCCGGCCACCGGGTTAACCTGTACCGACTATACGTTAGCCCTTTTTGTATGGACGGGGGCCAAAGCGTCGCCGCCGGGTACGGCCGCCTACGAAATAACAAAGTTGAACGACCAGGGTTTGACAGGGAACGACAAAATCGACATTGCCCAATTGATCCGCGACGAAATAGAGGTGGCCCCGCAAATTGCAATTACCACCTCAATAAATGACGGCGTAAACAGGGTTTGGGTTAAATGGCAATACACATACACAACGACCAACCCAACCGACGGGACCACCCCGCAGGGGGCCACCACCAAACCGGCCGGCCTGGGTTATTCCTTTGGCTTGGACGGGGAAAATGTTGAGGATAGCGAACAAAAGTTTTTTTTAACGGCCACCGATCAAAAAATAAATCGATCCGGGTTTTTTGCCGTTCCTGTTTATTGTAGCGAAACACTACAAACGGACGTCGAAATTGTGAGTTACCCCAACAACGAAATCAATACCACGTTATCCAGGGCCGCAACCACGCAAAGCGACGAAATAACACAAATTGTTTGGATCAGGGGGGCCGACGCGCCAACCGATAAGTATATTACCGTAACGGTCGGGGTTCAGTCGAAAAACATTTTTATCGACGACGAGTATAAATACACCCCGTCGACGTTCGTATTTTTAAATCGTTTCGGGGCCGAATCAACGGTAACGTTTTTTAAAGACAGTTTGAGCCGTACAAACGTCGAATCGCAGGTTTTCCAGTCCCGATTTGCACAACCGGCCACCGGATCACACCAATACCAAACGTTTAAAAAGACAGGCCGACGAACCACGCGTTATTTTTCCGGTTGGGTTAATGAAAACGCCGTCGAAGAGTTCGAACAAATGTTATTAAGTCAGTACGTTTGGAAAGTTACCGCCGGGGGCGACGCCGAACCCGTCGAGGTGGTAACGTCCAGTATTGACAACCTAACCAGGGAAAACGAACAGTTTATCCAATTTGAAATTGAAATTAGGGACGCGTACCAACTTATAAACAATGTTTAACGTCGAATTAGAAATACAGGGGCAACAACTGGACGTTTTCCAAAACGAGGGAATCGAAATAGTTAACGCGGTCCAAAACATTGAGGAGATCGACCAAAATATTGGCGATTATTCCCAAAACTTTAAATTGCCAGCGTCGCCGCGCAACAATAAGATTTTCAAACATTACTACAATGCCGAAATCGACAACGGATTCGACGCCCGTAAAAAAGTAAGTGGCGCGATCAGGTTTAACGGCGTACCATTTAGGCGGGGAAAATGGAAATTAAATAAAGTCAATGTAAAGGACGGCCAGCCGGTCAATTATGACGTTAACTTTTTTTCCCAGTTAGTCGATTTAAAAGACAAAATAGGTAAGGACGAATTAACGGATCTTGATTTGTCCGCCTTCGATCACGCGTATAATGCCACCACAGTAAAAACGGGGTTAACGTCGGGGTTGTTTTCGGGGGCGGTTCGTTATACCCTAATGACAAAGCGTCAATATTACTACAACAGCGCGGAAAATACCACCAACCACAACGACGAATTACGAAATATTGCATACACCGGAACCCTGTTAAACTTTAACGGGGTGCATTTCGATGATGTGTTGCCGTCGATCCAGGCAATAAAGATTATCGAGGCAATAGAAACCAAATACGACATTACGTTTTCGCGCGATTTTTTCGGGACCGCCGAATTTCAGTTGTTGTATTTATGGGTCAACGGGAACGCCGACGACGGGTTGGCTAACGAACAGGTGATCGACTGGACGGGCGGCGACAATACATATATGAATTTGACAACCGACATTGGCCAATACCCGGTGCAAAATACACCCGCGTCCGGCGATAGACGAATGTTTTGGTTATTCTGTAAAATTGTCCCGGAACCTGGGTTTGTCGATTTACCCTACACGTTACGCGCGTACCGCGACGGGACCGTTGTAAGTGAATTGGAATTTACGTTTGGAACCCAAACCCTGTTTACCATTTTACAGGCCGACGGGTTCGTTACATACGACGTGTATTACACGATCGAATCAAACGTCGGGTCCGAATTCCAATTTACCGCCGTATTAACCCAGGAATTACGTAACAACGCCCTGGGGGTAATATCAACCTTCGTAACAAACGGCGCGGCCCAAACGGTAAATAACGAAGTCAAAATGGACCAAAATTTACCGGAAATCGAAACCCTGGAATTTTTGAAGGGGTTATTTAAGGCTTTTAAATTGGTGGTCATTCCCAACGGGGAAAATTCGTTGTACGTAAACACGTTAAACGCCTTTTACGCCACCGGGACCCGCCGGGACATTAGTAAATACATTGACTGGGATAACGTCGAAATTGAGGCCGGAAAGCTACTAAACCCAATCGTTTTTAAGTTCCAAAACCCGACGACCATATTAAACGAACAGTTTTTCCGCAACGAGGGGTTGCCCTACGGCGACGAATTGGCAATCCTAACCGACGACGACGAACAATTGTTGGACGGCGAAGAGTACAAGGTCGAATTACCGTTTGAAAAGGTGGTATTTGATCGCTTAATTGATTTGGACACCGAAGCCGAAACAAACGTTATGTATTCGCCAATTATCGATATTGACCGAAACCCGGTTAACTCAAAACCGATATTACATTATACCGTTCCGATCAATATAAGTAGTTCGCCAATTAATTACTTTACAGGTTTGGTCAATGAGTTAATCGACGGGACGTTGTTTTTACCGTTTCACGCCTGGACGTTAAACAACCCAATAAACGTTTTTTCGTTCGGGTCCGAGCGAAGCGAATGGAACGGGGAATTACTGGAAAACACGTTATACAAAAACCATTGGGAAAATTTCATTGCGGCGACGTTTGATCCTAAAAAGCGGGTTTTTAAGTACGACGCGTATTTACCCCGCGGGTTGGCCCGGCAAATAGAATTAAACGACGTTATCGTCATAAAAGGGCGATCATTTAGAATTGACCGTTATACATACGAGGTCCAGTCCGGTAAAGCAAGTTTCAAGCTAATCAATACATTTGATAACGCGGTCGATGTGTTGGACCCTGGGTCCCAAAGTGTATATTTAGATTTTACCGCCCAAACAACGGTATTAGGAATTGCTAATTTAACGGCGTCGGCAACGGATAGTTTGGTCGATTATGGATTTGGGACGGGTTGGTTAAGTGTTACCCCCGGCGCGGGGACCCTGGACGTTACCGTTACCGAAAACACAACCGGAAAGGTTCGGGACGCCTTTATCGAAATGACGTTGGGGTCGTATAGTTCCGGGGTTTACGTGTTGCAATACCCAACGAACCCCGCCGCAATCGCATACGTACCGGAATATAAATTCGACGACGAAAGAAACAGTTTTTATTTAACAATTATTTGATATGAGTATTAAAGCATTAAACGCGGATTCAACCGTATTTTATTTAAAAGCGGCTCAGGGCGACGGGTCGGCGAACGATCCTATTGTCCCGTTATATTCAACGCAATTTACAGACGGGGCCAATACCGACGCTTTTAGCCGTTTAAGGGTTTCAAACCCCCAGGGTATATTTGACGCGCAATTAACATACGATTTGCAACCAACTTTGTTTGAGCAAATAACCAGCGGGGGTGGTTCAATCTCACACGATGCGACCGAACGGGCCGCATTACTCGATTTTACGTTGGCAACAACCGGCGACGACGCCGTTATGCAAACATTCGATTATTTTCCATATCAACCCGGAAAATCGCAACAAGTTTTCATTACGTTTAATATGATAGAGGCCGCGACGAATGTAAAGAAATACGCGCGATACGGCGACGCGTCAAACGGAATTGAGTTTTACAACGACGGGACGAATAATTACGTACAAATAATGACCGGTACGTCCGCGGGCAATCAAACGATTTTACAGTCCGCGTGGAATTTGGATCGCCTGGACGGTAGCGGACCGAGCGACGACAACCCCAGCGGTTTAACGTTGGATATTACCAAAACTCAAATTTTAGTAATTGATTTTCAGGCGTTATACGTCGGTCGCGTTCGCATTGGTTTTGATATTAACGGGATCGTATATTACGTACACCAATTTGAAAACGCCAACAATTTAGTTTACCCCTATATTCAAACGGCAAATTTACCGATTCGTTGCGGAATGGAGGCCAGCGGCGCGGCTACAACAACAATGTATTACATTTGTTCGTCGGTTATTTCAGAGGGGGGCCAGGAAATTACCAGTAGTTACGATTTTTCAATAAATGCCACCGGAACCGCCGGAAATGGAACGCGAACACACCTATTAAGTATTCGGCCAAAAACAACGTTTAATTCAATTATCAATAGGGTTAAATTACTCATTGAAAGTATTGATATTTTAGTTACCGGAAACAGCCCGGTTTACTGGGAATTGGTTATTGGCCAGGCGTTAACGTTGCCGTCGTATACCGATGTAAACACCACTTATTCAGCGTTTGAAATAGCGGATAACGAAACGTTAAACGGATCACCGGCAATTGTTTTGGCGGCCGGATATGTGGCCAGCACCAGCCAGGTAAAAGGCGTTGTTAGGCAGTCTATAAACACGCGATACCCGATAACATTAGATGCCGAAGGGGCCAATCGGGATTTGGGAACCTTAACATTACTTATAACAGGCCAGGGGGCAACGTCCGCAACCAGCGCGGCGATTAGTTGGCGCGAAGTACGATAAAATGAAAATCGGGGAAATAGTACAGGTAATAAGATCCGACGACCATTACGGGGTCGGCCCTACTATGGAAATCGCCAAAGGGAAAAACGAAATTTGCCGCGGTTATAAGTGTATGGCCCGTAAGATCAAACGCAAACGAAAAATGTTATGGCAAAAAATGTAATTGAAACAATTTTACGGATCATTGGGGAAACCGACGACGCCGAATCGGGAGTCGATCGTTTGGCCGACAAAATGGACGACCTTAAAAAAAAGGAAAAGGAAGTCCGGGACGAAACAAAAAAGGTTGGCGACGAATTAGAAAAGACAGGGGCAAAGGGTGAAATATTAGAGCGGTTGGATTCAATAACGGGCGGTTGGGCGACAAAAGTAGTTGACGCGGCCGGTGGTATTCGTAAAATGAATTTGGCCCTTAAAGGGACCCGGACGGCGTTATTAGCAACCGGTATTGGCGCGGCGGTGGTGGCAATCGGTTTGTTAATTGAGGGGGTAAGTCAATTACGATCGCGTTACCAACGAATGACCCAGGCCAACAACGAATACCGGGACGCGTTGGTCCAAACGTCGGGGACGGTCGCCAAATTTATGACCGATTTAATGACGGTCGAATCAAGTTTGGATTTGGCCCGTAAAGGGATCATTAGCAAGGAAAAGGCGTTAAACACCTACAACGAAAAATTAGGCGAAACGGTAGGTTATGCCGGCGACATTAACGAGGCCGAACAATTAATGGCCGACAATACCGACAAGGTAATAAAGTCCATTCAGTTACGCGCACAGGCCGAATTTTTATTGGCCCGCGCTGCAGAAATAAGGGCAAAGGTATTGGCCGGGGACGAAGAGGTTTTGGAAAATAATTTTTCCACCTGGGACGCCTTTAAAAATGGATTTAAAACCTTTGTTAAATCCGGATTTACCGACGTCGCCGGGGCAACGGTCGCCGGTACAGTTGGCGAAATAGCCGAAGCAACAAACGAGGTCCAAATATTAGCCGACGATTTAGAGGGTAAAGCGAAAACGTTATTACAACAGGCCGCCGAAATAAAGAACACCCAAACGCCGGGAATCGATCCAAACGCCGGACCCGCGCGACGGCCAACGGTAACACCTGTTTCAACCCTGGAATCAGAGGGCGCGATACTGGGAAAAATAACAGATATAAACGCAAAGTCCGCTGAAGATATAAACGGAATTTGGGAACGAAACGCAGAGGCCCAGCGTATACGACAACAAATATTACGCGATCAAATATTGGCGATCAACGCGGACACGTTCGGAAAATTGGCAACAGTTGTCGGGGAAAACACGAAAACCGGTAAAGTATTAGCGGCGGCCCAGGCCCTAATTAACGGGTATTTAGGTATTACCCAGGTATTAGCCACGCCGTCGACATTACCCGAACCGTTCGCGACGATCAATAAAATTGCCAACGCCGCGGTAATATTTAAGACCGCATTAAAGGCTGTACAGGATATTAATAACGTCGACGTCCCAGGGGGCGGCGCGGCGCGTTCGTCAGGCGGTGGCAGGGGTAACGTACCATCGTTTAATTTGGTCGGCGGATCAGGTCAAAATCAAATTATTGATACCTTAAACCGCGATCAGGAACCACCAAAGGCAATTGTTGTTAGCCGGGAAATGACCACGCAACAAGAGGTCGACCGCAACACCCAGCGAAACGCAAGTTTATAACAAAAAACTTTTCCCGTTGTTTTATTAATAGGAAACGTTTATTACAATGTCGATTTTTTTATGGCAAGAAAAACATTTGAGGCGAAATTTAAACCCGGAAAAAAAGGGGTTTTTGCTATTTCATTGGTAAACGATCCGGCTATGGAATCGTTATTTGTCGCCCTGGGAAAACAAAAGGTTTTCAAGTTTAAAACCATTGACGAAGAGCAACGGTTATTGGTTGGTTTGGCAATGCAACCCGACAAATTAATACCGCGCGTCGATCAGGTTACAGGCGAGGAATACGATTTAGTTTTCCGATCCGATACAATCCGCGAATTATCCTATAATTTTTTCAAACAAAAGGCCCAGGATAAAAGCAAATTAGAACATTTGGACTGGATCGACGGCGTTAACGTTGTTGAAAGTTGGATTAAAACCGACGAAAAACACGATAAGTCCCACGCGTTCGGATTCAATAACCCGGTCGGGTCCTGGTTTGTCGCAATGAAAATCGACAACCCGTCAATTTGGGAACATTACGTTAAGACCGGAAAAGTTCAGGGGTTTAGCGTCGACGCAATGTTAAGTTTACAGGAAATCGAATTATCAAACAATAAGGAAATGAAAAATATCTTACAGCTACTTAAAAAAGCAAAACCCGAACCAACGACCGAACCAAAACCCGAAACGTTCGGGTCGATCAAGTCGGGCGAAGTCGACATTATGTTTGACGGCGAAACGTTGGCCCAGGGTCAGAAAGTTTGGGCAATGGGCGAGGACGGAAACCGAATCGCAATTCCGGCCGGGGAATATGAGTTGGAAAACGGAATGAAAATTACCGTTAACGAAAATTCCGAGGTGGCCGAAATGGTCGAAATGAACCAGGAACCCGACGCCGGAACCCCGGACGCCGGAACCCCAGCACCCGCACCCGCCGCCGCCCCAGGTTTGAGCGAATCGGAAATCCAAAAAATAAAATCTGTATTGGTTAAGTTCGAAGTCGACGAAAACCAAACGGACGTATTCGAACAGGTGGCCGAATTGAGCGCGCAAAACACCGCGTTACAAAAAAAGGTAAAGGAATTATTAACCGTCGACGCGAAGTTGGCGGAATTAACCGCGGCGAACGAAAAATTGGTTGAGCGAATCGAAGAGTTAGAAAGCCAACCCGCCGGAACCCCGATCGCACCCAGGGCGGAAAACACAACCCCAGCGGTTGAATTGAACGCTACCGGGCGGATTTTGACCAAATTAAGGAAAGCAAAATAATAACACTTAAAACACCGAAAAATGAGTACAGTAATAAATAGTCCAGCGGCGCGATTTGTCGAGGTTACAGGCGCGGCAACACTTACAGCTGAAGAATCAGGGGCCGTAATAGTTTTAAATGCCGCCGGCGGTGGTGCAATCACAATGCCGACAGGCGTTGCAGGAATGGCGTATAAATTTGCCGTTGGCGCAACCGAACCCACAACCAATTGGGTTGTAACATTTCAGGAATCAACGGTTAACGGCGCGTTAACTGTAAACGGCGCGTTGGTACAGGCGACCGACGAAAATACCATAACGGTTGTAGCGTCGACAGCAATAAACGGCGACTGGTTTTCGGCGTATTTCGACGGGACCACCTGGTTTTTAGAGGGTGTAGCGGGGCCAGCCGGAGCGATAACCGCAACGTCAGTATAACACAAAAAAAGAAAAATTAGCAATGGCAACAACACAAACAACAAGTTCGAATTACGCCGGCAAAGTGGCCGGGGAAATTATCGGGGCGGCCTTTAAAGAGGCCGACACCCTACGTTTGGGACTGGTAACGCTGGCCCAAAACGTAAACCATAAATTAAATTTGCGTAAGATCGCGTATTCCGACGGGACCGTCGATTATACGTGCGGGTTTACCCCACAAGGGGCCGTTACCTTATCGGAAAAGGTTATCGAGCCGCAAAAATTTATGGTTCCTTTACAGATTTGTAAAGAAGAGTTTCGCCAAACCTGGTCGGAAGATCTTTTAGGCGGTTCAGCGCACAACGACAATATGCCGTCGGATATTTTCGAGGCAATCGAATTGGAAGTATTGAGCCAACAGGCCGAAAAGGTCGACAGCGATATGTATTCCGGGGACGACGCAAACGTCGGGGAATTTGACGGGTTAATTACCCAGTTCGCCGCCGACGCCGCGATCATTAAGGACGGGAACGGCCTAACCGCCCCAGGTGCGGCCACAACTCAAGCAAACGTGGAATCGCATTTGAAATTGGCGTTGGCCGCAATTCCGGTGGCGTTAAGGCGTCGCGATTTGGTGGTTGCCGTTTCGCCGGACGTATACCAAGCCTATTGGTTTTACCTGGTTTCAAAAGGAATCGCCAATGACGGTAACGCCGAACCAAAGCAAACGCGTTTTGGACGTTACACCGTAACGGAAGTTAACGGTATGCCGGACAACACGATTTGCGTTTGGGAAAAGAAAAACGTTGTATTTGCAACCGGATTAGTTGGGGACCACAACGAATTCCGTTTACGCGATGAGGACGAAATCGGACTAATGACCGGTTTAGTACGCGGAAAAATGGTTTACAACGCCGGAATCGGGTATTACAATTCAAACGAAATTGTGTACCTTGATACGACCGCGTAAAATCATTTGTAAAACGGGGCGTTGCAATGACGCCCCAAATTAAATTTCGTGAACAATGAGTTGTGATATTTCAAGCGGCCGGGCGCGGCAATGTAGGGACCAAATAGGGGGTAATTCAACCTTGTATTTGTTTAACTACGTCGAGGACCCCTTTACATACGCCAACGGCGCGGCGACCGCAATAAACGCCAGTTTAACCACCGTTTACGAATTCCCGTTGTTTGGGGACAACAACACGTTAACCCAAACACAAACGCCGGATCGTAACGCTGGGACGACGGTAAACGAACAGGAATTAGTTGTTGAATTGCCAAAATTGGATGCGGTAACGTCCGCCCAATTTGATTTGTTGACATACGGTTACGCCCAGGCGGTTGTAAAGGACCGACAAGGCAATTACCACGCATTAGGGATTTTGGACGGTATGGACTGGACGGTTGAAGCCTTAACAGGTGGTGCAAAGTCCGGCGATTTTGTCGGTTATCGATTAACCGGAACGGCAGAAACAAAGGAATTGGCCCCGTTGTTGGATGCGGCCACCGTTACCGCATTTTTATTGCTGGTTGCGTAACATAAAGTACTTATTGGTTAGATAGGTAATTTTTTTCATAAGTGAAAATTGGTTAGTTGAAATTCCCCGGCCTTACAGTCGGGGTTTTTTTATAACAAAATTGGGGTTATATTGTTTTATTAATAGATGAATGTAATAAACCACAACGACGCGTCGCATACGATCCGGGTAATTCCCCGGCGGTATTGCGTCGGCGCGTTGACCCTGGAATTGCGCGACGAATACACAAAGACCACCACCACCCCAACCCCGACGTTTTATTTTGACAGCGGATATTTGTATTTAACCTTTGCGTTGACCGCTGGGGAAAACGACAAATACAGGGTTAAAATAACCGATACCAGCGGGGTAATATACCGAGGCAAAATAATTGCCACCGCGCAATCAACCCAGGAATACGAATTAAACCCGACCGCATATCGTTATGACTAAAAAAAAGGACAACAAAGATTTGACGTTTGAAATACGGACAATCGAATTAGGATCTTACACGCGGCCGGAAGTAAAGGAAAGCCGCGGTGATGATTTTGTATTGTATGGACGCGACAATTATTTTTTCCAAAAACTTATCGATTTAAACGAGGGGTCCCCGACCAACGCGTCAATTAACAAAACGTATTCCGACCTAATTTACGGCCAGGGGTTACGGGCGAAAAACGCCAGTTCAAATATTGAGCAATGGACCCGGTTTAAACAGATCATTACCGACGACCATATCAAACGCATTTGCATAGATTTTCAAATGTTCGGTTCGGCCGCATTTCAGGGAATCGAAACAAAGGGTAAAGGGTTGGCCCAACTGGTCCACGTACCGCGAAATATGGTTGCACCTGGAAAAGCGGACGAAAAGGGCGATGTTAACGAATATTGGTTTTGTCGGGACTGGGGTAAACGACGAAAAGATGAATTTAAACCAAAGGCGTACCCAGCGTTTGAGCGGGGAAAAAAGGAATGGATATACGACGTTAAAAATTATTCCCCTGGAAAAGAATATTACGCCGACCCCGATTATTTGGCCGCCGTTCCTTATTGCGATATGGAATCGGAATTGGCCAACCTAAATATCAGGTCCATAAAACAAGGGTTGATCGCGGGTTATATTATCAACGTACCAAACGCCGCGAATTGGTCGGACGAACAAAAAGAAGAGTTCGAAAAACGCATTAAACAAAAATTAACCGGCACAAACAACGCGTCGCAATTCGTGTTGTCTTTTAATGGCCGGGACGTTGAAATTACCGTTACCCCGTTCCCTGTAAACGAACGCATACACAAACAATGGGAATTTTTGGTTAGTGAGGCCAGGCAACAAATATTAACCGCGCACCGCGCAACGTCGCCATCATTGGCCGGGGTAATTTCGTCGTCAGGATTCAGTAATACCGCCGACGAAATGGATATGGCCGAAAAACAATTGGTTAAGCGGGTTATAAAGCCAAAACAGGACGCAATTATTAACGCATTAAACGACGTTTTGACGTCCTACGAAATCAATTTGGACCTTTATTTCGAACCTTTAACACCGGACGAGCCCGATTTACTGGGTTTTAATCAGACCCGCCGCGGATCAACCCCAGGCGGACGGGTCGATTTGTCGGGGTTTGATCCTAACCAACCCCGCGATAAGGACGGGAAATGGACCGACGGCGGGAAAACAACAACAAATAAACCAAAAATTGTTTTGGGTAACGCCGGACGTATAATTTTTCCCAGTCTCGACGAAAAATATAATGGATTAATTGATTACGATATTTACTACAACGAATCAACCGGGATAATTACATTATCGCGAATTGTAGTTACTGAAAATGAGCGCGGCGGGGGAATTGGTGGTAAATACCTAAAAACACTAATTAATTACGCTAACAGTATAGGGGCGACAATCGCGTTAACCCCCAGTTCAGATTTTGGCGGGGATAAGGAAAAGCTAATAAAGTGGTATAAAAAATACGGTTTTGTTTTAAATAGAGGCGAAAACAAAGATTTTTTAATACGTGATTTAATGTACCGCCCACCAAATACAACACAATTCGCGAAAATATCAACGGATCGCATTAACGAAATGAACGATTATTTGGACGCGATCGCCGAACCAATGCCGGAGGGGTTCCAGTTCTGTTTTGCGTACCCTGTAACGGAACCGGCGACCGAATTAAGGTCATACGCCAATAGCGTACACGACAGCGACGACGGCCTTTGGAAAATACGTTATCGATATACCCAGGGGGTACGGGACGAATACTACAACGACGACGGTAAGGGGGAATCGCGCCCGTTTTGCAAGAAAATGACCGAGTTATCGAACAATGGCCGCGTTTTTAGGATCGAGGACATTTTAAAAATGGAACAGGACGGCGTTAATAAAGAGTTCGGCCACCCCGACGCGGACGGGAACCCACAACCGTATTCGATTTGGTTACACGCCGGCGGTATTAATTGTTACCACCGCTGGGAACGGGCGATATTCAAAAAGAAACGAAACGACGACGGCGAACCCCTGGGGGGCAATGCCACGCAAAATACATTTCCAGTTAACGTAAACGAGGCCCGACGACAGGGCGCGCCAATTCCGGGTAACGATCCGGATGTTGCAAAGCCTGAAATAACCAAACCGTCCAGGGGCCACCACCCGGACAACCCGAATTACATACCCGAATAGCTATGGCTGAATACTTATTTATTACCCCAACCGATTTAAAGTCAACGACCGTATTAGGCGGCAACGTTGACGAAGATAAATATTTGTTTTGCGTTGCAGATATTCAAATTACGCTTATCGAACGCCTATTGGGTACGGAATTGTACGACAAAATAAAATCCGAGGCGGACGCGGGGACCATTACCGGCGATTACGAAACGATTTTAAACGAATACGTAAAACCGATTACCAAACACGCGGCTTTAGCCAATTACATAAAAATCGCCAATTTCCAGGTCGGCAACGGCGGGGTATTCAAAAACGCGCCCGATCAAAAACAAATTGTCGAGGCCGACGAAATAGACGAATTGGCCGAACGATACCGCAATATGGCCGACGTTTACGTATTAAGGTTTAACAAATGGATCTGTAAAAATTCGGCGTCAATACCGGAATACAAATTAGAACAGGACGACGTAAACGCCAGCCGCGATATTTCTAATTCGTCGGGTTGGTGGCTGGGTAAATCCGGGTTAAGTGAGGACGAATTAATGGATATAAAAATGGGTTTCCCAATTGACGACTAAATGGCAGACATTACAACCATACGACCCCGGCAAAACAAAACTGTAATTGGTGGTATTGCGGCCGTTTACGTGTTTAAATACGCGCCCGTTGCGTTGTCCGCTATTGAGTACGACGGCAACCGGTTAACGTCATTTCCGGCAACGACTGTTTATCAAATTGACGGGGAAAACCTAAACGTTACCCAAACAACCAGGCGCGAAAACGGAACGGTGGTTTACGATCAGTCGTTACAAATGGATATAAACGGCCCCGTTGTAGCGGACGAAATCCACAACCTTAATTTCCGGGATTACCGGGTTATTTACCGGGATCGAATCGGGAATTACCGCATTTTAGGGTTGTTTAACGGTTGTATTGCGGACGTCAACGAAAACACAGGAACGGAAAAAAGCGAAGCGAACGCTTACAACGTAACGTTTAACGGGGTCGAGCCGTTCGCGGCCAAATGGATTAACGATTTATCCGACGTTGGATTTACGATATTTGATTTAAACAACAAAGTATTCCAGTCCGGGTGCAATGCAATTACCCAGGCCGGTGATAATTTAATTTTTCAATAATGAGTGATAAAAGGGTTACAGATTTAACACGTAAAATACCGATTAGCGGCGAAGATTTAATACACCGCGTCGAAACAGGCGATACCAGCCAACACCCCGACGGATCAAGTTATAAAAATACTTGGGCCGACCTGGAAAATTTTGTAGTTAATGCCGCCGACGTAATCGTTGGAAACGCTATTTTAAAGGGTGGCGTCGTTTGGTTAGGCGGCCTGGATTATTTGGTTTGGGCGGATAAATATATTATCAATAACCGGGTATATTCAACGTCCGTATCAACGGAAGTTACACTAAATGACGGGGACCCCACAAACCCCCGAATTGACGTTTTTATTATCGAGGTAAACGCGTTTCAAGAACCCCCCGTTATAACTGTTGACGTATTAGAGGGGACCCCGGCCGCGTCGCCGACAAAACCAACGGTTGACCAAACGTCCCAGGTTGAAGTAACGTTTAAATTGGTGGCCGCAACGGAAACGACCGACCCAATTAGTACCATTGACGAAATCTACAACGAAAACGCCGGCACACCGTCCGAATGGGCCAACGACAACACGCCGTCCCTGGGTTCGTTAGCGGCCAGCGCGGACCCCTACGACGGTTCGTTGTACGCAACCATACCGGCGACAAATTCAACGGGTGATTATTTCGAATGGTCGGACAGTTCAACCAAAAATTTTAGCGGGTCCGATCGCCTTATTTTTGCTTTACGGTTTACCGGGGCATTTTCAGATAATACGCCGGGGGCAATCGCAATCAAGCTAAACGAGGCCGCCGCGGATCCTGGGTATTTACATACGATTAATTTTACCGGTTTAACGGCGTCGTTGGGTTGGGTTATTTACGATATTCCATTATCGGATTTTCAGGCAACGGGAATTAACGCAACCAGCGTTTACGATACCATACGTTTTACCTTTCAAAATTTACCGGCCGCCGAATTGGATTTTATACGGATTCAATCAGGATTAGCGCAACCCGCCCCGATCGCGACGCAATTAAGGCAATCCAGCGCGCAACAAAGCGGCAACGGTTGGGTATCGGTTGACCTGGACGCCGCGCAAATTAAGGCGTTGGGGACCACGTTTCCCACAATCATAAACGGGTTAGACGACGAAACAATTTTGTTTCCTGAATTTGTAATAGCAGAATTTAAAGGCGGCTCAACGGGATTTACCGGAAATTCTGTAATTATAGAAACGGAGGATGCCGAATCAGTTTTTATATTTAGCGGAACCCTTATAAGCGGTACGGCAGACGTTGTGCGTTTTGCCACCTTTAACAATAACATATCGCTATCCGCAATGACCGGAAAAGGGTACAGAGTTAGCGGTACAGATTCGGTGGCGACCGGCGACGGGACGTTACGAATTCACGTTAAATTCTCAACCGTTCCGGGATATGTGGGGGCGACATCATTTTAAAAATCAATAAAACACAAAATAAAACATTATGGCAACGAAACTATACGAGGACGCGACCACAAAGGAATTGGTTATCGAGGACGCGAACGGATCACAAACGAGGTACGCCCCGTTTTGCGAAATGAGTAGAACGATAAACGGCGATTATACGTCGATTAAGTATTTACCCACCGATAGAATCGTGTTAAGCGCGACAATATTTAGCGAATTACAGGATTCGGGCGGTTCGGCATACGCAAACGCGGCGGCGGTAAAAACGGCGTTGGACGGGTATTTTGACGCAACGGCATAAGATATGAAACGACGTAAAATGCAATTAGTTTTTGCGGCAAACAACGCCTTTACCTTTGGTATTGATACCACTAATACATCGGTAGGGTCAAGCACAGCTACGCAGTTCGCCCTACCATTAATTAGTAGTGGTAGTTATGATATGACAGTAGACTGGGGTGATGGTAGTAGCGACGATATCACCGTTTGGGATGCCGCAGAGACTACGCACACCTACAATATAACAGACGGGATTAATTTACTCGGCGATGCTGCTATATCAAATGCGGGCAGCACTACTTTGGTTGTGACGGGTGATAGTTTCAATGCCACAGGTGCATCAGACTCAGGTACATCGTTAAGACCTCGATTGTTATGGTCTGGGCTTACAGTAGGTGAAAAGTATAGAGTGAGGGCTACTTTTACAGTAAATAGTGGGACTACTAATATGGCATTATATGACGGGACATCTTATGTATTTCAAGCCGTTCCTATTGCTGATTTTGATGAAGTTGTGACCTGTAATAGTACAAACTTTTTTTTCGCTTTAGATGGTACGAATACATTCGATGTGGATGCTGATTTCTTTATCGAAAAAGTTGTAGAAGAAGAGTACACCATAAAGATAACAGGCACTTGTCAGGGTTGGCAGTTTAACAATGGTGGGGATAAATTGAAGATGCTTGATATTAGTAAGTGGGGTGTGTTAGATATAAGCACAAATGCCGCTTTTTTTGGCTGTTCTAATTTGACAGTAAGCGCTACAGACGCTCCTATAATTAGCACAAATGATTTATCAAATACATTTAGAAGTGCGGGAATAGGCTCTATAAATATGTCGGCTTGGGATTTTAGCGGGGTTACATTGTTTACAAATTTTATGTTGAGTTCTGCAAGCGCAGCCCCAACAGGATTAGAGAATTGGGATATATCAAGTGCAACGAGATTATCTAATATGTTTTTTGGGACATCAATAAACCAAAATTTAAGCAGTTGGGACATTACATCGGTTACGCTTGCTGATAATTTTATGAATAATGTTATCACATTATCAACGGCTAATTACGATGCGCTACTTATAGGATGGGAAGCCACGTTACAAGGCACTTACCCAGCAGGAGCGGGATATACAGCTACGATAAGCGTTAACTTTGGCGGTAGTACATACACAGCAGGAGGCGCAGCGGCTACAGCAAGAGCAAGCTTAGTTAGCACCTTTGGGTGGACAATAACAGATGGAGGAACAGCATAATGGAAATAAAGAAACCAAATAAACGGACATTTTGGAAAGCGGATGCGGGTATTGAAGGCGTTACAGAGACCTTTCAGGTTACCACAAGCCCGCACGTATTAGAAAGCAGCGAAAATGCCAGTACATTATTTCCTGCATTACCCAATAGCGGTATGTTAACGGAGGGGGACATTTACTCTTACAATAGCGGTATGGTTATCGTGAGACAAACGCACGAACGAACCCAATTCCCACCAGAAGAGACACCCGCCCTTTTTAGCGTATACAGGGCAAACACAGAGGGCGCAGAATGGGTGGCTAATGAAGAGGTAATAGCTGGTGATACACGCACATTCGATGGGAATACTTACGAATGTATTCAATCACACACCACGCAGGAAGGCTGGCAACCACCAAACGTGCCGGCGTTATGGAAATTAGTGGTTCAGCAAACAGACGAATGGCAAGCTGGCGTTTCGTATACCATAGGCGATGTAGTAGTATATCAAGGCGTAAGTTACGAGTGTAGGCAGTCCCACACATCACAAGTAGGATGGGAGCCGCCAAACGTACCTGCTTTATGGCTTGAGGTGTAATTAGTCAAAAAAAGGAATATGGTTTATTTACGATACATATTTTTAGGGTTATTAATACACGCCCCGTTATACGTGGCCGGGGTTGTATTTTTCCCGTTGTATTACCTGTTTCGTAAACCAATTTACAAATACAAAATACCTATTTGGTGGTGGTTTCTAAATTCAGACGAGGGCGATTACATTTCCAATGTGTACGGCGATAAGAAATGGCGCGACCGAATCGGGTTTGATTATCAAAAAAGCGGTTGGATTAAAAAAACCTGGATCGCGTTTCGTTGGCTGGCAATTAGAAACAGTCATTATAATTTCAGGTTGGCAGTAACACGACCAAAACAGGGCGAATATAAGCGTATAAAAGTATATTTTGTAGATACCGAACCGCAAACGTCCGGAATGACGTTTTGTAATAAGGAAATAAAGGGCCGGCAATTTGCGACGTATTACGTTGAGGGCCGAAAATATTTTCGTTATTCATTTACGAAACGAACGCCAAAATGGTTGTTTTTTTTACGCCCCTTTTGGAACGTGCAATTGGGTTGGTCGTCGGTAAGAGTTATCTTTAAAATGCGGTTTTTTAAATAAAAGATATGGCAGTAACAAATTATAAATTATCGGATCACATTAAAAATGACACGTTCGAGGGCGTCGAATTCACGTTCCAGGACGGCGACGGGGTTGGTATTGACCTAACCGGGGCAACGGTAGCGATTAAATTTCGCCAATCGTGCAAAACGGGCGTCGAGGTGGCCGAAAAAACCACCGCGGCAGGGGTAACACTAACCGACGCGGTAAACGGCGTTGTAACGCTGGATAAGTTCGTTATTGACTGGGAAATTGGAACGTATTATTGGGACGTCCAAATTACCGCGGCGGACGGCGACGTAAACACGTACATACAAGGGACGTTAAATGTAATTCAGGACGTAACGTATTAATTATGGATCAAGTCGTTGTACTGGTAAATGAGGCCCAACGAATAATCGTTGTAAAGGAATTAAAACCGCAAATAACGTTGTTTCAAAACGTCTATTTGACCGACGCGCCCGATTCAAATTTTTATGTAAGACAGGCGGGGGCCTGGTATAAAATAGAAAACGTACAGCCGGCCGTATCTCAATTTTTGGCCCTGGGGGACGAGGTATCAGATATGGAAACGGGCCAATTATTTTATTGGGAATTGCCGTTAACTATAACGAATATTCGGGGGTTTACAATTACCCTAACCAGCGCGCCGGACGACGCCGCAATTTCATTTGACGTAACAAAAAACGGCGTTTCTGTTTTCGATACGGTCCCCACGATCGACGCGGGGGAAACGTCCACGTTAACAGCCGCAATCCCCCAGGTTGTAACGGACGGTTCGGTTACTTTTACCGCTGGGGACGTATTAATTGTTACCTGTAATGTTGACGCGCCAACAACAAAACCAATTGGCCCGAAAATGGGGTTAATCTGTATTTCATAAAATGGGGTTTTTTATTAATTCATATCGATTTAATTCCGTTCCAACATTGCTACATTCATATCTAACCACGGGATCAAGGAGTGATACGATATTATCAGGAGCGCAAACCAGGGGAGGAGCGGACGCACAATTCAATGATGATGGCACTCAAGTTTTAATGGGCAATCATAATATCGCATTACAAAGGAACAACGTTCCAACGCCCTGGGATATAAGTTCGATCACCACGTTCAGTAATTGGCTCGGCGGTAAAAGTTGCCCAAGTTTAAGCCAAGATGGAACGCATTTTTTAGTTAAAAATAGCGCAAACCCCACCACAATAACGAATTTCAGCATTTACCGATTAAATACCGCATTCGATTTTTTTTCAGGAGCGACAAATATGGGAATAGTTACGGCTCTCACAACGGGATTTCGAGCGCATTTTGGGGATAACGGGCGGTACTTGATAAAAGTGAATGACCAGGCGGCATTTATTTGGGAAATGAATACCCCATACGACCCGGCAAGCGCATCCACGTATCTGGGGAGTTTTTCTTATTCCGCATTTACGGATCAATGCCGTAGGGGGATATCAAAATTCGCAAAAAATGGTCTCGCATTAATAAGAAAAGGCCAAGTTTTTAACAATTTTAAACGCGATATTTTGGCAGTTCCTTGGGATATTACAACGGTGATAAGCACGACCGATTTTACCGTTTCGGGAATAGTAAGTAATAACTTTTACGGGATGGAAATCGGGGGTGAAAATGATGAATATTTGTATTATTTTGGATATAACCTATTAACGAAAGTAAAAGCGCAGAGATGGAACTATTCATAAATTGACAATATTAACAGGGATCGATCCCCAAATAAATCGATACGTTTAAACTTAACAGAAAGAACAATGGAAACAACAATTTTAACGGACATTTGGACCCAAATAAATACGTCGATCGACGTTGTTTTAATGATAACAATAATTGCCGTCGGGTACATTTTTGGCCGTACCGCGTTAGCGTCGGCCTTATTCCCGAAATGGCACACAACCGCAAAGGTTCTAATTGTGGCCGTCCCGGTTACGATCCTATACACCTATTTTCAAAAGGTGGCCCCAGGAATTGCGATCGCGTCGTTTTTTATCGCGTTCGGGTTTCATACGGTGGTTTTAAAATATATCGACCGGTTCGTGTTATCAATGAATGATAAAAAATAACGACTTGACCCAACAAGAAATAAATAAAGTAGTCGAGGCGTTGAGAAACGACCAACAACAAGTTCACGACCGCGAAAAGTGGATCGACTGGTTGTTTAAGGCGTTAATTGCCCTGTTGGTTTATTTTGGCCTGGAAATGCAAAAAGATATTCAGGAAATTAAAGATAATCAGGATGACCTTAAAGAAACGACAATCGTAAATCAACAGACTGTCGGCGGAATTAACGAAACCATTAGACGTTTACAAGACTATACAAGCCAACCGAGGTTTACCCAACAAGATTATATCGAAAAGGTATCACCAATTTTAAATTCCATTAATCGCAACCGTTTAGAAATCGAAACAAACCGACAGGATATTAGGTCCTTGTCGGAACGGGTATTGGAAATGGAAGTAATGAATCAACAAAACAATGACCCCAGAGGGCCAAACGTTAGACAATAAAATTATCCGGCTACGAATGGCAACGGCCGCGTCGGTATTGTTCGCGGTGGTTTCCTTTGCCGTTTCGGTTTCGTCGGCGTTTTGGAAGTTCAACCAAACCGACGTCGACCAACAAAACGAAACATACGCCCGACGTAATAACGACAAAAAGTTACAGGACCAAATAAACGTTTTGACGTCCCAACAATATGACGCGACAATTAGGTTTTACGAATTCCAAATAGAACAGTTAAAATCAAAAAAATGAACCAGGTATTAATATTCAGGACCCAGGGCGACGACCGATATACCATTGGGGATCTGTACGTCCGTTGTAATAAAGAAATCATTTTCCAATGTAAAACGATCGAACGCGGTTGGTTAGACAACCAACAAAATATTAGTTGTATTCCCGACGGGGTTTACGATTTGCAGTTGGAATATTCCCCGCGGTTTCGAAAAAAGTTGTGGGAAATTTACGGGGTCCCTGGTCGGTCGGAATGTAAATTCCACGCGGCCAATTACGCCCGACAATTAAACGGTTGCATTGCCCTGGGGCGAAACCACAAAGATATTGACGGCGACCGCATACCCGACGTTACCAGTTCGCGTTTAGCTATGGGCGATTTTCACAACGCAATGGGCGACGGCCCGGCCGAATTACAGATTATTAGTCTGTACGATTCACAAATGTATTTACAACCAATGCCGTTCGCCTAATGGATTTTAAAATAGTCAAACCAAATGTTAACCGCCAAACGTTGATCGTGTTAGCCGTTGCGGGGTCCCTGGTGGCCGCCTTTGTGTTTTGGCCGGGTCAGGGGTATTGGGACACCCGAAAAGCAAAAAAGGCGTACAGCGACCGCCTAAATGCCGAAAAGAAAATTACAGATTCACTAACCAAACAATTAACCGGGTTTAAGGATCAGGACCAAACCGACGACGTTACCCAGCGGACGTATTATAGGGAATATTTACGCGAGCGTCAAAAAAGAAAGCAATATGAGAAATTACTATCTGTTTTTCGCAATTACAATATACGGTTTATCGACAGCGTTTTGTCAAACCACCGATTCGTTAACATTAAGTTACCAGCGGGCCAATGAAATAACTAATACATTGCTGCAGGAAAAGCAATTACGCGCCGCGTTTTTGTCCTTGAGGTTAGAGAATGAAAAATTAGATTCGGCGTACCAGGTGGCCGAACGCCGCCGGACCCGTTTAAACGATTCGGTATTACCTACAATGCAACAATTATTGGAAAGCCAGCAACGAAAACAAAAGGACGGCCAAATTTATATCGATCAACTAACCGACGAATTAAAGCGACAGCGCAATAAAAAATGGAAGTGGTTGGGGGGCGGCGTTGTTGTTGGCGTAATTACTGGTTTGTTAATATCGATTTAGTTATATTTGTATTTCTACACGACCACGAATCGTTGTATAAATAATTTTTGGGTAGGCCCTGGATTCGTTTTGTTTTCCGTCCGGGGCCTTTTTTTATTCCACAATAATTTGTTGGTTAACACATTTTATTGTATATTGCTTATCAAACCCAAAAATTAGATACAATGGAAAATCCAAAATCAGAATTACCCGCAATTTTTACGCAAACGATCCAGCAATGGCGCGAGGCGTTCGGATCAGAAATGCCGACGGAAAACAATTTGTTGAAGTTTTACGAAACAATGGACGCCGTATTTGATCGGTCGAACGTGCGTTTTGAGGACAAAAGTAAATTGAACACCGCCGCCGGAATATTGGCGTCAAAAGAGTACGAACGCGGATTTAACCACGCAAAAAAAATATTCACTAAAACCCGAAACAATGAGTAATTACAAATTAAATTGGCCGGCGATACAATCCGCGGTCGAACACAAAACAGGATATACCCCCAGTAAACCGGATATTTCCGGGGAATTGGGCGTACATATTAACACGTTACAAGGTTGGACTAATTACGAGGTCCCCGCGGCGGTTAACCAAATGGTCCGGTTATCACATTTAACCGGTTTACCGATCAACGAATTATTAATCCACGCAAACAAATAACAATGGAAAAACCCAAAAAAGAAACGACAACGAAAAACGGATTTTACAACCGATTAATGAACGTACAATTGAATTGTCCCAAAATCGATTTGGACGGTTCGGTTTCCTTTAACAACACCCGGTACAAATACGCGACGTTGCCAAACGTGCTGAAAATCGTTCGCCCGCTATTGGCCGAAAATAAACTTATGGTTTACTGGATAATGGACGGCGACGTTTTAAAATGCGTATTGCGCGACGTTAAGGGTACAAATTTTATCGAATCAACGACCACCGTACCAACCAGTACAAACCCGAAAGTTTATGGGGCCAATATCACCTACCTAAAAAGGTATTTATTACTGGGGTTGTTGGGTATTATGCCGGACGAAGACGACAGCGAAATAAACCGAAACGAGGCGGCCAGTAAACCCGCATTATCGGACGCCGGGTTTAATAGCGCGTTAAAACGAATCGGTCGCGGCGAATCGGGCGTTATTGACCAATGTAAAGCGTATTTTACGTTGACAGCGGATCAGGAAACGTCGTTACATTTGGCAAAATTGACGTCCGAAAAATAAAAAGTAGTATATTATAACACCTAAAAATTAGATTATGGAACAATTCGACGAATTCGAACGGGCGTTAATTGACGCCAAACACGAACAAAGTAAAAACGACGAAACGGCCTGGTTACAGGAACGCGCCGGTAAGTTTACCGCGTCCCAAATTGCCCCACTATTAACAAAGGGGC